GAACCGCCGCCCGGCTTCTTGTAGACCGAATAGCCCTCAGCCGCGCCGACAGCGCCCCAGGTGACGGTGATCGGGTTGCCCGACGTGGCGACGTAGTTCGCCCCGCTGGACGACACCACGGACACCGACGCGATGGATTCCGACCCGGTGCCAACGTCCCAGGACGATACCCGGTATTCATCGGCAGCCGCGCCACCGGTGCCGCCAGTAGCCGCCACGCTCCCGGGGGTGGTGGCCGTCGTGGCCGGAGTGCCAGCCGTGGCCGTGACACTGCCGGGGGCCGCGAGCGATGGGGCCGTGACCACCAGCGACAGCGCCCAGTTGGTGTCCCCCAGCCGGGACAGCTCCCGAGGTTGATGCGCCGGATGCACGATGGTCAGCACGTCCGCCGACTGGACAAACTGGAGGTCGCGAACCTGCGCAGCCGTGTAGGGCGTCACGATCTCGTAGGGCGCACCAAGCTGAACTCCGTTCTTGATGACCCGCATGTACAGGTCGCCAAACTCTAGGATGTAGGTCTGCTCGGCGTTGAACACGAACTTGACCAGCCGGACCACGCCGTTGGACTTGGTGGCACAGACGAACTTCGTGCCGGGGCGATTGGCGATGCCGCCGAACCGCTGGACGATGAAGTTGCGGCAGGTCTTCAGGCCGGTCTGGTACTTGGTCTGGTCCGCACGGGCGAACAGCGCTGGGGAAATCTCGCCGCCAGCGAAGGACCGCATGATGACGCTGGGCATTAGGAAATCCTCGTGCCAACCGGCAGGGCGCTCCAGGCGTCACCCGTGCCGGCAACGTCTCCATTGCGCGAGTCAATGAACGGCCCGTAGCGTTCGGGGTCCGGCACGCCCTCATTGAGAGCCTGTGCCCGTGCCACCGTGATGGCATCGCGGTAGTTCCGCATGGCGACATCGGCAAACCCCGCCGAGTCGTGCAGCACCGGGGCAACGTCCATGCAGATCCGCCACGCCAGCGCGTTCACGAACTTGGGCGACCACTGCGAGGGATCTTCAACCCGGGCGACATACTCCAGGGCCGCATCCTGGTAATCCGTGAACACCAGACCGCCAGCGGAATCGCCTCCACGCTCCCAGGTCAACGGCTGGGCCATGCGGCTGCTGCCGCTCAGTACGCGCCGAGGAGTCAGACAATCAGCCGGAATGCGGAAAGCGAACGCCCAGTCGTCGTTGGGACGCTCCGAGACAATGGCGAGATCGACGCGCCGCATGGCGAACGGCCACGGGCACTCCGTGAGCACTTCGTCCCGGCAATGCTCAAACACGGCATTGCATGCGTCCGCAGACTCAGACTGCTCCGTGATGGAAACGATCTTGCGACTCTGCCCCAAGCGGGACAGAGCCAAGTTGCACACCGACACCACGGAGGTTGCCATGGTCAGATCGGGCCGTCAGTCACTTCGGCGGGCGCGGCGGGCGCGGCCTTCTTGCGGATCGGGGCCGTGGGCTTCTCGCTGGGCGAAACCGGGGTCGGCTCGGGCACAACTTCGGCGGGGTTCAGGGCCTCCATCCAGCGGTGGCTGAACAGATGGCGGGGGATATCAAGCTCATCGCCAGGATAAGCCGGAGCCCCGTTGATGTGCCCAAGTTGGACGACGCGCACGCGCATGATAGATTCCTTTCCCAAAACATAAGCCCCACCCCCCTGCGTGCAAGGAGATGGGGCCTATGACGTCAGCCGTCAGATCAGGAGATCGTGATGGCGTCGGCGTAGTAGCGAACGGCATCCACACCCATGACGATGCGAGCATCGAAGGTGTAGCTGGCGGTCGTGATCGTACCACCGGTCACGAAGGACAGGCGCACATACTCCTCAAAGTTGGCGGGATTCAGCCGCAGGATCCAACGCTGGCCGGCGGTGGCCGCAGCGGTGGTGGTCGGCAGCGACAGAGCGCCCGAGGTCTGGATGGTCAGGGCCGAGCTGAAACCGGTGTTGTCGTCGGTGACGATGTTTACGGTCAGGGTCGGGCTCGTGACGGTGGTCACGCTGCCGGTCGTCAGCGAAACGACGAGGTACAGGTCCTCGCCGGTGCCGATGTCGCGGACGGTGTTGCCAGTCGCCAGGGGGTCCAGGCGAATGTGGTCGGTGGAGGTGGTGGTCGTGGCCGAGGTGATGGTCTGGCCAGACGCGCCGGTGAAGGTGAGGAGAGCATCGGTGATCATGATGTGCTTTCGGAGGGTAGTGGATGGCGGCCCCGAGTTGCCCCGGGGCCGGGTTCATTAGGCGACCGTGGCCTCGGTTTCCAAGAGCTGATCCACAGTGCGGATCGGGATGCCCTGGAACGCGGTGACACGCTTGCCGCTGAACGTCTCCAGGGTCAACTGGCTCGAAGCCTTGTTGAGAGCCTGGATGTCGAGCATCTGCCGCACGGAGCGCGAGGCGTAGAACACGGGGGTGCCCATGCCCAGCGCGGGGATGCGGTGGATGGCGCGAATCATCAACTTGGTCAGGTCGGCAGCCGAGGACTCGGCCACCAAGTTGCTGATGTCGATGTTCGCGATGCGGACGACGTAACGCCAGTCCTTGACGGCCAGACCGCACTTCCACTGCCAGCGGTCCACGAACGCCTTGAGCATGCCGGAGCCGATGCCAGTCGTGGTCTGGACGAGCTGCTCCTTGAGGTCCTCATGGACCAGACCGGCAGTGCTACCCTTGGGGTAGATGCCGTGAACAGTGTTCTGGCCCCACACCACCAGGTAGATGGAGGCGTTGTCCGAGCCGGAGCCGCCGCCGCTGATGATGTTCTGGCCGGTAGCGCCGGACAGGCTGTTGTAGCGGGTGGCGAAACCGTTGAACGCCTTGGGGCTGGTCGTGGCGTTGCCGTAGAGGGTGGTGAAGGTCATGCGCTGGTTCATGGCCTCGATGAACGCCTGAGCCTCCGACAGACGGAAGGCGTCGGTGTTGCCATTGAGCATGGCGAGGTCCACGTCGACCTGAGACAGGGCCTCCAGCATGCCGCAGCCTTCGTCGATCTGGGCAGTCGTGGACTTGCTGGGGGTCACGCCTTCATTGAGGGCGCGGAAATCGACATTGGGCAGGCCCGTGCGGACGGTCGTGCGGTGGCCGGTAGCGAGGTTGCCCTCCAGCCACTTCATATCTTCCAGCAGGGGATTGGTCTGGGCGAGAAGCTCGACGATAGTCGGGATCTTGCCGGTGGGGTCAGTGCGCTTGGCCATGTCGGCCAGGGTCGCAACGGAAGAATTGAGCAGTGCCATGGTAGGCTATCCTTGTGGGATGGGTGGGTTGGTTATGCCTTCGAGCCGTACAGCAGGCTTGCGGCATCAACCGGGGCATTGCCACCGGGAGAGCCAGGGACCATCTTGTCATCGGCCATTGCCTTGCCGATCCGGGCGAAGATGCGGACCAGTTCGGGGTGGTTCCCCGCGCCAGTCTTGTTGAGCATCTCCTTGAGAGCCGGGGACCCAAAACGCTCGATGGCAGCCTTGGCCGCCCCGGTCATCTCGGTGAACTTCTCGCCGCCGATTTCAGGATCGGCCTTGGTCTGTTCGCCCCAGCCCGTCACCATGCCGTTCCACTCCTTGGCCTTCGCCTCCTGGAACGAGGTCAGCAGCGAAGCGTCACGCTCGACGAGTTTCTGCGCGGCATCCTGGGGAAGCTTAAGGTCCTTCGCAAAGGAACCGACAGCATCCAGGTGGGCAGCATCAAGCGGGGCACCTTCCGGCAGCTTCAGGTCGTACTTTTCAGGAACGACCGGCGCTTCCGGGGGCTTCTGAGCCTCGGCGGGAGGAGCCGCGCTCGCCTCGGTGGCAGGCGCGGCAGAATCGCCAAGAACGGTGGAGGGAGTCGTCGCCTGAGCGGGAGCTTCGGCGGGAGCAGCGTCACCCGAGGCGGGGGCAGCGGGCGCGGCAGTGTTCGGATCGGTCATAGCACCGCCGAACCTATGCACGCACGTTATGGGTTCAAGAACTAGCTTGGTCCTGTTGTTGTTCTAACAACGCCTTGTGGCGCAGGTCCATGCCGCCATCCAGGCGCTCCAGGTCCCCGTAGAACAACAACCCCACCAGACGCATGCCTTCATTTCGGGCAGTGATGCTGCCTGAGTTGTCAAACGACGGCTTGAAGATCCCCGTCCGGCGCTCCATCTCCATCCAGAAACGCCGACCGTGAGGCGTCTCCATGATCTTCCGCAGGTCGTCCAGGTAACGGCGATCAGCCGACTCGGCGGCACGCTGGGCCTCGGCGGCCTGTTCGGGATTCGTCAGGGCACGGCGGGTCACAGTGGCAATCCTCGGGCAGAGTCCATCAGCGACGTCAAGGCATTCTCGCCCCGTGTGTCAGTCTCA